TTATATGCTTTTGGTGCTCTTGTATGGTTGTCAAATATACTTTGACTTAATGGTTCACTCCACAATCTGAACTCCATTAATGAACCACTAAATGAACCCTCGTTCCAACCACTACCACTTTTACCTAATGCTATATTTCCTGTTGTGGTAAACTTAGTATTGAAAGAACTTGAAACCGCCCCATTAATGTTAATACTTGCACTTGTTTTGTAGTTTATTTTTTCTCTCGTTCCGTCATATTGACTTGCGTGTAATTCATATGTAATTTTTTGAGCAGCTGTATCTGCTGCTAAGTCGGCACCACTCTGTGATTTTCTTGTTAACATCACACTCCACATATCATCATCGAAAAATCTTTGTTTAGGCACATCAAGAGTTTCCACACCCGTAGAAGCACTAACTGATAATCTTACATTTCCATATTCAGATGAAGCACTATTAATAAGTTCAATAGCCCAATCTTTGTCTTTGTGTATTAAAGTTTGGTTTGCATTATATGGTGTTCTAAATCTAAATTCTAATGTTTCTGGTTTATGTGATGATACATTTGCCCAAGGTATTTTTACATATTGTGAACCTTTAAAATCTAATGCTCTTGTAAACTTTCTTTTGATTTCATAACTAACTCGTGTTCCTTTATCTGGTCCACCATATTCTCTTACTCGTAGTATTGAACTTGGTATTCCGTAACAACTTAACAATCCTTTTACTGCTCTTTCCGTTCCCTTTGCTTTGATAAAGAAAGGCAAGTTTGCTAAAATCCTTTTCCATATTTCTTCGGTTACTTGTTCTTGTGCAGATTCAAATTTATCACTTCCGTCTGTATTTTTACCTAATAGATATTCAGGCAAAATCATCAAGTCGTTACCACTATACAATTGTAGTCCGAGTGTTTGAGCAAATGCTTTTGCTACATCTTTTGATATACCTTCTGATAATTTTTCTACTCGTTTGTTAACATCAGTAAGTCCTTTTACATAGCCCCATATCTCATCAAATTGTTGTCCTACCATATCCATAAATTCTAAGAATACATTATTCTTTGTATCAGAATATACATGCTCTGGTAAAGAGTTTCTTAAACTATTTACATTTCTATTATCGTATGATGAAGCACTTGCAATCATATTATTAAACCAAGTGTTAGCTTGTGAACTACCAATTGCTGCTAATGTATAGGGTTCTGATGAATTTGTTTTTGGCCAAGCTGTATCGTGAAATTGTCCTACTGATGAACTTACATAAGAAGAACTTTGGAAATACATATAGTTTTCAAATGGGTCAAATGAATTAACTACTCGTTGTCTTCTTTTTTCTATATCTGAAACTCTGTCTGCTGAACTACTGATTGATAATAAAGAAGCACTATTTGCGTTATGGTCTTCAATTAGTGATAACTTCTTTTCAAAGTTTTTAATTCTTGTTTCTGCTGACGAGAAGTGAACAAAGTTTCCAAAACCTGTATCGTCTAAGTCTTCTGTTAAGTCAACTGATGTTTTTTGATAGTCAATGTTTGGTTGTATTTTTAGTAAACTACCAGATACAAGTTTTTCTTCTAAATCAAAGTTTAGTGAACTATCACTACCCAATAAGTCATCGTGAGTTTTAAAGTTAGTTCCCTCAAAGTTGATTGGATTTTCTGAAGAATTTAGATTTGGTATTCTTAAAAATATTCCGTCATCTGGTCTATCTACAAATGGAACTAATCTAATCGTGTCCTCATAGTCTGGCAATCTTTTTTCTGCAAAATATACCTTGTCTAATTTTTCACAATTTTCTAATGTTTGTTTTAGTTTTACCTTTCTTGATTTTCCATCAGCACCCAACTTGTCATTTACCATTAAGTAAAATTGATTGTCCTTAACCATATAAGTTTTGTATCTTTCAATATTACTCTTATCGTAGTTGGTTCTCCAATAAGTAAACTTTTCTGCACTTTGGTCATTACCTTTGTGTTTGGTTTTATTTACTCCGTCATTGTAAGATAAATTAACTCTAACTCTATTAGCATCTAATACTTCCGTAATAGTTCCTACATAGTCTCTTGGTTGAATCATTCTTTTTACAACTTTTCTTTTTACAATTCTTTCTTTTTTAATCTTACGAGTTTTTCTTTTCTTTCTAATTGGGTCTATTGGGTCGAGTTCTTTTCTTTTTATATCTTCTTGAATTTTTATATTAAAAGGTTCTCTTCTATCTTCATATCTAAACCCTTCGAAGTTTTCTCCTTCTTCTAAACCAACACCTCTATTACCTACTCCGAGTGGTGTTTGAAAGTCTATGTAAGCACGACGATTTTTCTTTCGGGCTTGTTTACTTTGTTCACTAAGATTTCTTGTATCTTTAGTTCCCGGAGTAAGTTTACCCGAAGCTTCTAATTGTTCTCTAAGTTGTCTTGCTCTTGATGATTCTGCCATTAGCTTCTAAGTCCTCCACCTACATTACTTGTAAAAATTTCTTCTTCCTCTTCAGGTTCTGGAAAAGGTGTTGGGTCTGGTTTTGGTTCTGGTTCAAAGAAATCTACTTCTACGATTTCTTCTACAATTACATCTTCGTTTGTTGTTGTTTCTTTTTCTGTTTGATATAAATTTGGTATAACGATTTGACCACCTACCATATTTTGTGTGAACCCTCTATCTAAATCGTTGATGTCAAACTCTAAAACATATGGGTCTTTTTGGTCAAACTTAATTGGACCAGCTCCATTTAATCTTAGTGGTTTGTATTCTATCATTTCTGACATAGATTGAAAGTCATTAATGTATTCTTCGTTTTTAATAACTTCATCTACTTCTATAATTGCTTCTGTTTTATCTGGTGATATGTCGTCAATTACATATCTTAAATCTCTTTTAAATAATTCTAACTCAACCGATTTATCACTTCCGTCTGCTTCGACAAAAAATCTTTCCTCTCCATTTATGGTTCTTGTTTTATACTTACCCTCATAGACAACACCAACTTCATTAACAAATACTTTTTGTTCTACACCTGCTAATCGTCTTAAAAACTTGTAAACTACATTATAAGTTCCATCTACAAATCCAGCTTCCCTTAAATGTTTACCTATATTGATATCTATAAAGTTTTCTCCCGCGTCTAAGTCAACATCTTGTGGTTCTAAAATTATAGTTTGCACAAACTCATCATTGGTATCATATACAAACAACGCAATAAAGTCATCTGTATTGTCACGACCGAAACTACTATACACCCTTTTTGGTAAAAAGTAAGTTTCTCTTTCTTTATTAGTAAATCCGTATTCTATTGCCATTAATAAATTTCCTCAACCGTATCTTCTAATCCACTTACATTAAACATATCAAATTCTTTTCTTGGTGCTTTCTCATTTGCTTCTGCCCAAAACCCCCTTAGTTTAGAATTTGTAAAAATAAACTCATCATAAATTTTTTGATAATCTGATTTCTTTAAACAAACTTGTAACCTTTTTAATACAAATAAAGAACCAATAGCAAATTTAAGTTTAGGTGCTTTAAATGGTTTGATAAGACCTGGTATTAATCTTGACTTTAATAATGTATCAGATGCGAATAGTTTTTGTGATGGTTTTAAATGTTGTTTAAGAATTCTTGTTAGTCTTGAATTTAATATATCACCATTAACATTCATTGGGTTATTTTCTCTTAATGCTCTGTTAACAAAACGAATCATCATATTTCTTAATGGTATATTAAGTTTACCTTTTCTTATTTCATCATCTAACTCTTCTTGTATTTCCTCTTTCTCAATAATATCATCAGGTTTGTCAAACTCTACTGGTGGTCTAAAAAACTCAAACTCAGTATCTATCTTACTTACATTTTTAGTATCAAAAAATTGTTGTTTATTTTCTAATCTGATTTGTTCAAAAGATTCTTCTGATGCTTTACCTTTATTAAAGGGTGATTCTACTGAAACTAAAATACCATTAACATCTCTCAATACATTATTAGCATCTATTGAACCTGATTCTTGTTGACTAGCTTTTAGACTACGAACTAACTCCTGTTGTTCTATAATGTCAGAATCTAATATTTTTTGGTAGTAGTCTGACTTTTTCCTTGCTGAACTTGGTAAGTAAGGCATTTTATCTCACCACTCTAAATTCATAATTGTCATCATAGTAATTTATTTCTTCATCACTACCACTACCACTTACGACCTTAACACAAAAGCGATAATTTCTTTCTGCTTGTAATCCATTCATCCACAATCTGAAAAAGTTTCCATTTGAATCACAACTGATTTTTGAACCCGTCCCAAATGGAATAATTACTTCCTCTGTATCCGCATCTTTAACTTCATAGAAAGCAGATGCACTTGGTAAGAATTTTACACTTAGTTCAGCTGCCGATGATGAGAAAGAAGTAGTAGGGTATAACTCTCTACCAACTACTTGGAATTTTACTTTTGAACCCTCTTTATATTCTGTTCTCAATCCTTTAAAGTAAACTTTTAGTCTACTTAAATCATCTGCACTTAACGCAGATAAACTACCTGTTGAAAAACTTGAATCGTCCCACACTACTTCCAACTTAGGTGGATAGATTGTATGTGTTTCTCTTGAGAAGTATTTTAAATTTCCGAATCTATCTGAACTACTTTCATCTTTTGTAGTATCACTTCCTGAATTAAAAGCAAATGTATAATCTGTCGGTGCTATTGATTCTCTTTTTAGAATAAAGCCCCTGTTTGGATATGCTGATGATGAATATATGTGATTCTTAACTAAGTCCGATACATCTATTCTTAAATCTTTTTTATCAAATGTTAATTGATAAGATGAACTAACTTCATATTGTCCGTCAATACTTGATGTAAACCAACTACCCCCGTCAGTCAATACTGAACCTGTTACCCAAGGTGTTGAGTTTTCTTCATCACGATATTGATAACTTACTCCGTCTGATGTTACTGGGTCGTGGTCAAGTTTTCCTGTTCCTTGTTTCCAAGCACTACCACTAACCATATAAGCAAATACATTTTGTTCTGCTTCAACTTCTTCTGATGTTGCGTCGTATAGATTTAAATAAAAGTTTGCGGTAGATGGAATTATTCCGTCCACAATAGATTGTGATATTGTAGAATAATCAAAGTCAATTAATACTCTTGACACATTTGCTATCGTTCCATTATCATTTACAGTCTTATTAATTTCTAATACTTCATCAAGACCAGTATTGATAGAACTTGTTGTTCCACCTGAATATATTGTTGCGTCTCTTTTTCCAAATTCAAAATAATGCATTATCTATCTCCTACTACTCTACCCTCAATGTCAGTATCAGGGAATTTAAGTTCAAATATACTTGGGTCTAATGAAGGGTAAACAATTCCGTCTCTTGTAGCTGAATCCATATCATATATGTTTCCACTATAATTGTCTGTTGTTTTATATTTGTTTTCAATCACTACAACATTCTTATTAGGGTTATTGTCTTGTGGTGGAACTACTGATATTACACCTTCGACTAATGAGATAACATAAGCAATATCATTCAACACAATCGGTTGATTAATCTGCCATTTTTTAATTTCAAAATGTTTCTTGACTGCTTGTATCGCTCTAAACAATACTTCGTTTTTGTTAAATCCTCTACGAACAATAATGCTAAATCTTACACCAACATTAATGATATATCCGTCTTTAAGATTAATCGCATCTGTTAGTAATCTATATTGTGATAGATATGTTTTGACATTATTTTTTACTGCCGTATTTAGTTGAACAAGTTTTCTACTAGCGTCATATCCTAACATATACATATTTAATGCTAATGGATTAGGGATAGTATCAATAGATTTTATTTTTTTTACTTGTCCATTAATAACTTCTAATTGTCCTTCTTGTTCTAATTGTTCATCTTGAACAATAAATGCTTTTGCTATGTTTCCATACTTTTGTGGCAAAGAGTAAATGCGAGTTACATAGTCTTCCTTTGTTACTGCACGATTTTGTGCATTGAAGTAAGCAGCTGCATTTAATTTTATTTCATCAAGTGTTTCTTGACTTGCTCCACCAGATGCTCTGTCTAAGTTAGTAGCAATAATACTATCTTTGACTGATTGTTGTATGTCCACATCAACACCACTTGTAGAATTAGTAAATGTTAATTTTTTAAATGAAGTGATTGTATTTGAAGGAACATTGTGTTCTACTGCTCCACCATAACGATAAGTTACGGTAAGTGTTGTATTAGCAGGTGCCAATCCAAAGGTTTGTGTTTTTAAAAAGTTACTTGGGTCAAATGATTCATCTAATCTTGAAACACCTTGACCTAATGCTGAACCAACATTATCTGGATTTGGTATTAACTCCTCGTCTGCATTTGAACTTACACCACTACCAAATCTTACTTCAGTTTGGTTCTTATCATTTATTCTTGTTGTAAATCTTCTTGAACTTTTTATAAGTTTTAATAAGTAAGGTGAGTCATTTTTATATTGTGACAATTCAGGGTCATTATCAGAAGTGTTCTCTTGTGTTTCAAATATAGTATCTTGTGCTAAGAAAGGAACTTCATACCAAGTGTTTCCGTCTGAATCAGTAATAGAAACTATTTCTGTAACTTTTTCTTTTTCTAAAATTACTTTATCAAACTTAGTTGCTACTCCAAATGTAAATGTTTCTGAAGTGGTTATTCCAGATTTTGCCAAACCTGTTTTAAATAATCTAAATGATGTAGGAATATTTCCTGTTGCTGGTGTTAATGGTAGTTGTTCCATTGTATCTAATGAACTTGATACACCAAAGTTTACATCATCTAATAATGCAAATTCTACACCATTACTTGCTTGTAGTGTTGAACCCTCTTTAATTATACTTGCATAATCCATATTAGGTTTTGAAACAAAACTACCACCTGTTCCACTACCACTTGCTGGCACATCAATACTAAATGTCATTTTAGTTGTAGCAGGACAAGCTAATTTAGGTCTGTATCCATAGGATTGTGCAATCTCATAAATGTTTTTTCTTTCTTCTGCTTGATTTAAAAGTGTTTCTCTAAATTGGTTATCAACATAGTAATTCAATACATCACCAACATACGATGCCATTTCAACAAACATCATACCTGGTGATGCTTCATTAAAGTCATTGTATTGATTTGGGAAATATGATTTCGCAAACTCGATTAAGTTTTCTCTTATATCACGGAAATCTCTACCAAGATAATTTAGTTCTTTCTTAACTATTTTTTTATTCGTTCCGTAATCTATATCTCTTGGATTTGGTGTTGGCATTCTTATTCTCCAATATTAAAATTAAATGTTATCGTATCAAATGTATCTGGCTCTATCGATACTGAAAACTCTAATGAAATATTTATCATATTTTCATCAGGTTTAGCATCAGTAACAATGTCGTTGATTATTACATAAGGTAATTGTCTGTTGATTGATTCTCTAATTGTTTCTTCAATAGCATCAAATGTAGAAAGAGATGTTGGTTCAAATACAAGACTTTTTAGTCTTGAACCAAAGTCTGGTTGCATTACTCTTTCACCAGGACTTGTAAGTAAAAGATTTCTTATATTAGATTTTGCTTGTTCTAATACCGTAGAAGTTGAGTGAAAAAATCCATCACTACTCCTACCAAGTGGAAATCTAATTCCAACTTTTAAATCTTCATTATTATTTATTTCTCTTACACTTGCCATTATGGTCTAAATCCGCCCTCGCCTGATTTCTTTTTTGTTATTGCTTTCATCAATCCAGAATAATCACGAGTTAATGCATTTTGGACATCTTCAGGAACTGCGTCTACTGAAACACCTTGTTTCTTGATTGTATCAACTGCTCCCATTTCTCGTGCTTTCTCTTTATTTTGAACTCCACCCAAGTTTCCATAACCTAGCACTTCTGCCATATTATCACTACCTAATACTCCACCACCCAAAGTTGGATACTCATCAGTTTGTTTTGATGAACCCAATGGTTTAGTGTTGTTCAATACTTCATTTAACGTTTTGTTTTTTGTGTATTGTTTTTTAGGTTTTTGTTTTACACTTGGTTTTGGTTTATTAGAAATCACTTCTGATAATTTGATTTCTTTTTGTTCATTAATAAATATCTCACTTAATTGTTTTTTTACTTCTTTACGAACAACTAATTCAATTATATTTTTTAACTTATCTTTACTCATTACTACTCCTATATAGTTTCAATTTTTTCTGATTCAGCACCCACATCTGCTATACTTATAATTAATTCTCTCGAACCTTCCATAGATGATATCTGTAAGTCTGCTGAAGATACCCTCTCTTCAAATCCATTTGCTTCACCATTTACTAAAAAGTCTCTAAGGTTTTCGCTTGCTTTATCTCTTTCCTTTCTATAAATATCAACTTCTTCAAAAGATGCGTTTTGTAAATTATCTTCTGCTATCTCATACTTCTCAATATTTCCCTTTAATTTATTACCACCCTTAAACCCACTTAACTTCTGTTTTGTTTTATCTAATTCATTAAGAGAGTTTTTTAAATTTTTTACTTCATCAATACCAAGTTTTTTATCAAAGTTTTTTAATGCATTATTTTTTAAGTTGTCAATTTGTTTTGATACATCTAATAGTTCACCTGATTTTACTTGCTCAATCACTTTAATCTTTTTATCTATGTCTTTTGTAATATCACCAATATTATTTTTAACTTGTTTTAAACTTTTAAATCCTTCTATAATACCACCAAATCCAGGCACTGGCTTAAAGGCTTCTTTTAGTTCATCAATATTATAGGTTTTCCATTTAGTCTTATCTAACCACTTTAACTTAAATACTAAATCATTAAACTCTAATAACTTTTTTGCATTATCTATTTTTGCTTTTATGTTTGCAAACCAAGCTGGGTTTGGAACTGACTTTGTTCCTGGAATAGCAGCTGGTATTAATGAACCAATCTGAACTTTTAAAAAATCTAAATTCCATTCAACTTGTTTAGCAAGAACTTGTCCCATTTCTTTCATTTGGTCAGGTGCTAATATTACATCTCCACTCGTCAAATCTTTATTTATTTCTAATTTCTTACCACCTTTAAAATCACTAACTACTTCTTTTGCTTTAATTGAAACATTACCCATAGCATTAGAAATTTGAACTCCTCCTGCACCACCCTTAATGTGAACTCTATTTTTTGCAAAGATAGCAACATCGTCGTGTTCGGCATTAAAAACTATTCTATCAGAACTTATATAAACTTGTGAACCTGAATATTCGTTTGTTTCAAATTGACTACCATTAGGTTGTATCTTTGACATTGACTTACCAAATTCTATAACTTGGTCAGAGTAAGAAATCAATTCATTAGAAGTCATAATAACTTTTGAACCACTCTCATTGTTTAGACTATCAACATTAAGTTCAATGTTTGGTGATTCTAAAAATTTTTCCTCAACTACTTTCTTAGCAGTTTCTGGATTTAATTTATCTGTTAGGTCTTCAATTTGATTACTACTTAGTTTAATGTAGTTTCCAAATCTACCTTGTATGATTGTATCACCTTCTTTTAAATTTGTCTTTTCTTTTTTGGTATCTCTAAAATAATCTCCCTGCTCTATATCAGTTCTTTCTAATCCACCATCTACATTACTAATACCAAAGTCTTTTTGATTTAAAAATTTTACTAAGTCTTCTGAATCATTTTGTTTACGAATTACTGATAGTGGTAAATAAAATCTTTCTCCAAAAAATTCCAATCCAAGAACAACTTCACCTTCAATTGGAAGTTGCATAATGTTTGAACCAAGTGGTTTGTAAGCACTACACCTTAAGTAAGGTAATCCTTTTTCACTATAAATAAATCTACCAATTATTTTACCATGCTGAATCTTTTCACCATTAGTATCTTTTATGATACTAAGAACTTCAATCGGTTCTACTTGATAGAATTGTGATTCAGATAATATTTGTTTTACTTTAACTCGTAGACTTTCATTTGATACGAGTTTATCTGACAATACATCTGACTCGGTATTTCCACCCGACTCGTTAAAATATGCCATTAGTTTCCTTTGTTAATAGATTCCAAGACTTCATCTTGTTTTGTTTGTAACTCCTGAACATCTGTTTCTATTACACTCATCAGTTGTTCTTTTTCTGCGTCTGTTAAACCGAACTCATCTCCTGAATCCGATACTCGTTTTTCAGCTGCAGTAATTCTTTGAACGATTGTTGCTAACTTGACAAGCTGTTCATCGTTCTTTACATTGATTTCTAAATATTCTTTTAGCATAGGAATAATCTGAACGGCTGTATCTCCGTCCTTAATAAATCCCACAACCTCTTTCATCAATACTTCTAATTGTGTTTTATTGGTTTTGGAATTATCGTATATGTCTTTGAAGACATCTGATAAGGTTTTTCCCTCGAATATTTCGTAATCTTTTGCCATAATTTTGCCTGTAATTTACCTAATAATAAATAGTTGAATGTCAAAAAAGAGTGATATATATTTATATACCTATTAATATTTTTTGTTTTCACTTATAATTATTATACGACTACGAAATATGTAGTCTTTTAGATTAATAAAAAGGGGAAACTAAAATGAAAAATACTATGGCTATGATAGTAGATGTGGTAGCAGGTCTTAAAGATGTGCTATTATCTATTGTTGGTCTTGGGGTTCTCGTTCAATTGATTTTTGTTGGCGGGTTCTTCGGTATGGACATTATTGGTAATCTGATTAGTTTAGTGAATTTATTTGCAACAAGTGGATTCGCTGGATTTATATCAC